TCATAGCGAGCAAGCGTGGGTTGGGATTTGGCTGGACGTCGCAGCTTGGAGCGCGGGGTTTAAGCCGGGGGTAGCGGGCGCAGGGAACGAGTTCATTGAGCATCTTCGTGCCTCGGGACGAACTGCCGTCGCAATTGTTGAAGGCCTAGAGGAACTGTACACAACACCTAGTGATCCCGGTGTGGATACGGCGATGCGGGCAGTTTTGGTGTCACTCCCGCAAAAGCTTCGTTCCGAAGCGTGTCGGCCACTCGGTGCAGTGGTCTTTTCGCGAAGGGATACGGTCGAGGCGGCGGTCAAGCAGAACCTCGACCAGTATCGCCGAGAGTATTCGGCATTCGCGCTTACATGGACTGAGGACGACGTACTTGAACTCGCAGCGTGGTTGGCTACGCAATCGAAGGCTCTTCCTGATTTGTGGTCGTCTGAGTTTGGAACGCTGAGCTTGTCCGACAAGACGGCACGACTGGAACGCCTGTGGGGGCGAAAGTTGGGCCCAGACGATATGCCTCGCAAGCGCACGCGAGAGGCGTACACCGCGACGTGGATCATCGCGGTGCTCTCTGATCTTCGTGGTCGACTGGTTCCTAGAGACCTTGTCCGTTTGTTGGCCAACGCCGCAATCATTTCACCGCAAGGCGACGAAGTGGGGATGTCTCCCGGGCGATTACTGGTACCTCGCTCGCTGAGAGGTGCGATAGAACCTACCAGCAATGCCAAGGTTAAAGAAACTGAAGAGGAAATATCCGAGCTCGCACCAACGTTTGCAAAATTCAGATCGCGGGCCGACCATGTTGCAGCGCCGCTCGGCAATGAGGAGATAGCTGAGATTGGACTCGACAATTCAGAGGTCCAAGCTCTGATTAGGCATGGCATCGTCTTTGGAGAGTCACCTCCTTACGAAGTACCCGAATTGTTTCGAAGGGGCTTGGGCTTGCGACACACACCGGCGCTCGGCGCAGTGTGGTGAATCTCTATCGACGCGCGAGACAGCGGTAGTCTGCTACCGGCGTTTGATAGTCACTTTGTGAGTCGAAAAACAAAAACCCCGTAAATCATTGATTTTACGGGGTTTTCCGCCAATTCTGGCGGAGAGAGGGGGATTCGAACCCCCGATAGGCTATTAACCTATCATACCGAGACCTCTTTCCGTTTCAGAATCAATGGTTTGCATTTGCAGGTTATACCATTCTTCGATCAGAACGACGCCGCTAACTCATTGATTCGTAAACTAGCGGCATCTTGCAAAAGTATGGTTCTAGCCTATCGCAGTGGCTTCACCCGCTCAGGCCTGCGGCGGTAGATCCGCTCGGTCGTTTTGCTGTCGGCGTGTGAAAGAAGCTGCTTGGCGCGCTCGAGAGATTCCGCGTCGCTGGCACATTTTGCCCGCAGGTCATGCTCAGTGAAATGCTCCTTTGCTTCGGTCTCCGTCCTGACGCGGCGCATGAAGTTCCGCCACATCGTATCCCACCCTCCTGCCCGCCCCGACTCCTCATTGAAGTAGCACGACCCCTGGCGATTGCAGAATAGAAATGGCGAGAACTGGACTGGCCGCGCGTTTTTAGCCGTCTGAACAGCTTCTTTTAGCTCGTCTGACCACTCGTATATAAGGCGCTTACCGGTCGTGTTTTCAGTCTTGCCCGGCTGGACATGGATGCCGTCTTCCTGAAGGCTGGACATGGTGAGCCGAAGCAAGTCGCCGCGGCGCATTCCGGTCAGCAACTTGATGCGGATGTAGGACTGGACTGCCAACACACTGCCTTTCTTTCGTCGGGCTTCGATTGACAAGCATTCGACAATCTCCCAATCCTCGACGTAGCGCGTGCGCGGCTTTTCGCCTTCCAGGCGGATTTCGCCCTTGAAGGGATGCTTGTCGAGGTAGCCCCACTGCACCGCTTTTGTGAAGGCATGAGACAAGACTTCGATTTCTCGTTTTGCGGCCACTTTCGCGGATCGCTTATCGATGTACTGGTAGATGTGCTTCGGTTTGATACTTAGCAGAGTCATCTTGCCTAAAATGGCGCTCAGCTTCTTGATTGCTACGGCGTTGTGCGCCTGCGTTGTGACTTCCTTTTTGGGCACAACCTCCATCGCATACCGGTCAAGCAACTGCTGTATCGTCTTGGCGTTGTCGATCGCCCCTACCCGGTCCGCCCATACCTGATACGCTTCTGGCAACGTTGTTCCGAGCCTGAACAGCTGTTTGCCGTCCCACGATTCTTCGAGGCCCGGCGGCACCGCGTAGTAATAGACGCCGTTGATGTTCCGCCAGCGCTTCGGCAGGCCTTTGTTTTCTTTGCTTCGTGGCCTTGGCATGATTGCTCCTATGCTGCGGCGCTCCAGTCAGGCTCCGCCTCGACCGGCTTCCGTCGCTTCGTTTCCTTGTCGACCATCACGTGATTGAAGTGAGCGCGGGCGACAATGATCCTGCCGTCCGGACGAACCTTGTGATGGATCCCCAAGCTGTTCAATACCGCTGATTGTGAACCCCATCGGTGCTTTCCGGTGAGGTCGACGATTTCGTCCTCGCTCAATATCAGATCGCTCATCTTTCCTCCCTCCGAAACCAGTCCCTACGTGTGGTTTCAATCACCCGCTGTGCTTCTTTCATCATGTCGCCTGCTTCCTGTCGGGCAACGGTGCCCGCCTATACCCGTGTGCAATCGGCCCTTCGTTCGCATCGGCGTACTTGCACACTGGGTATCGCTTGCGGACCGCCTCGAGGTCAAACCGGAACCCAGGGTTGCCAACGTATTCGAAAACGGCCTTGCGCAGACGGTTCCTGAAAACCCTCACCAAGCCGGAGTTGGGATATTCGATGAATTGCGGGCCCCAGACCGGATCGTCATAGACGTCGCAGAACAAGATGTAACTCGTGCTCATGATTGCTCCGTCGATTCATCGAAATGTTGCGACGCCTTGCGAGTCATCGTTCGAATCGCATCGAGCAACTTCCCATCTGGCCGATAGTGGCGCGTGTCGGTCAAGTGCTCAGCGATCTCGGTCCATTCGGCTAGCGTCATGGTGAGCGTCATCGTCATCTGAATGTCGGCCGGCCGATCGGCTTTGAATTGTGCTTTCACGCCTTCACCTCCTCTTCTTCCATCTTCTCGATCGCCTCCAGCGCGAGCCTCAGGGCGAATTCCGTGCGCGGACGGTCTTGGTTATTGGCGATCGCCCATTGAAGCTCGGCTCGCAGTGTTTCCAGTTCGGTCATTTCCTCGGCTCCCTGACCACATTAATCCCCTCTGGCAGCCTCACAGCTACCTGCCCTTCGAAGTCATCCGCCAGCATCTGGGCGAACGCCGTACACAGGCCGGCGATCAGTTGCGGCGTTGGCTGACGGGCTCGGGTGTAGGCGTAGGCCTGTTCCATGAAGGTGCGGCGGTTGGTGGTCTGGTTCACTGGCTCGCCTCAAACATGTCGATGGTCTTGGTGTCGCGCTCTGGCTCGGGGTCGACCGCGGGTGGTGGTGGTTCCGGCAGCGGCATCCAGTGCGTAATATGCGAGGCGTCTCCGACTGTGCCCATCATGTTTTCGAAATAGCCGTGGTGTTCGTTCCATCGGCAGAAGTCATGCTCAGAGACGTTCGTCTCGAATTGGCGCCCGTCATCCGACTCCCCGTACTGGACAGCATCCACCCATCCCAAGAACATGCGGCCGTCCTTCGGCGCCGTCTCAATTGCTTGCCATTCAGCCATCCGTCTCTCCTTGTGCCGTCTTTTGAGACAGGGCGCGGATAGCGGCGGCGCACTTGTCGGCACCATCCGATTCACCCTGAACGCCGGGATCGGCTCGCCCCGCTTCCCTGCCGGTATATGGGGCGCGGCCTTTGTAAAGGCTCCAGCAATCGGCGGCGATCTCGTCGCACACCTTGGCCGCTTCTTCCAGCGACTCGCGCCGTATCGCATCCTTCCTCAATCCCTCTGATTGAGCGGATGCGTAGAGAGGCACAAACTCGCCACCGGTCTCCTTGGCGTACTCAAGATCAACTTCGGATGGGCGGTCCTGAGCGTCAGAAAAGTCAAGCGATCCTCCACGAGGCTTCCACGCCCAGCCAACCGGCTGCGCATCGACGGCTGGCGCTACAGGCCGCTCCAAGTCCGCCACCTGTTGACACATCGCCGCGATGGTACGGGCTTGCTGGGCGGTCCTGGATTCGAGGCTTAGTATCAGCGCGGCTTGCTGCTCGATCAGGTCGGCGGCGACATCGCACATTCCTCCTTTTACGGACGCGGTGCGCAACAACTCAACCAGTTTCGTTGCATCACTCATTTCGTGTCTCCGGGACCCTTACACAACTCGGGTATACTGTGTGAATGGACATCAAGCGCGCATACCGATTTCGGTTCTACCCGACGCCCGAGCAAGCAGTGACGCTTGCCAAGACATTTGGGTGTGCGCGTTTTGCCTATAACCACATGCTCAGATTGCGCACGGATGCGTGGTATGAGCGGCAAGAACGTATTGGTTATCACGAGACCTCCGCCGCGCTGACAGCGCTCAAGAAAACTCCAGAGCACGCCTGGCTGAACGAGGTATCGAGCGTTCCAGTGCAACAGGCGCTACGCCACTTGCAAACGGCATTCGCGAACTTCTTTGCTAAGCGTGCGCAATACCCGACATTCCGAAGCAAGGACGACAAGCAGTCAGCGGAATACACCACAAGCGCTTTCAAATGGGATGGCGTATCGCTCAAACTGGCGAAGATGGATGCTCCGCTCGACATCCGCTGGTCGCGCGCAATCCCGAAGGGCGCGAAGGTCACGACCGTGACCGTGTCAAAAGACACAGCGGGCCGATACCATGTTTCAATGCTTTGCGATGACGTGGTGGTCGCCAAACCTGCCGCATCGGCTAAGGTCGGCATCGATTTGGGATTGACGCATTTCGCAATCCTTTCGACGGGCGAGAAGATTGCCGCGCCGAACGCCTTCCGAAAGAACGAGGCTAGGCTCGCCACGCTACAGCGGCGTCTCTCGAAGAAGCAAAAGGGTTCCGCCAATCGCCGGAAGGCGAGCCTCAAGGTTGCACGCATGCATGCCAAGACGGCAGATTCACGCAGGGACTTCCTGCACAAACTTTCGACCCGGCTGATCAACGAAAACCAAGTGATCGCCATCGAAACCCTGTCCGTCAAGGGTATGCAGAAAAACCGTTGCCTAGCGAAATCGATTAGCGATGCAAGCTGGTCCGAATTTACTCGGCAACTAGAGTACAAAGCGCAGTGGTACGGGCGCACACTGGTCGGCATCGACAAGTGGTATCCATCGAGCAAACGATGTAGCGATTGCGGACACACGGCAGCCAAGATGCCGCTGAATATCCGCACGTGGACCTGCCCAGAATGCGGGTCGATCCATGATCGCGACATCAACGCTGCGCGCAATGTTTTGGCCGCCGGACTGGCGGTGTCAGCCCATGGAGAAAGCGTAAGTCCCATGTCTCTTTGAGATGAAGTTGGGTTGCGGTCTGTGAAGTGGGAATCCCATTCCTCTTGGAATGGGAGCAGTCAATTCGTGTCTCCGCTTGCTGATTGAGCGGCGGTCAGGGCGCGGTCTATCTTTTCGTCTAATGCTTTGCCGTAGACCCGATCGAAAACCCGCGCCTGTTTGTCTCCGCCTTGACGAAGCCACCGATACCGGGCCGCATCGGCCGCCATCCTTTGAAGTTGCTCTTGCACGGTGACGCTTCCGCCGTCTGGCGGGTCCATGTAATAGGTTCCCGGCAGTAGCGAGGAAAGCGCATCATCCGTAAGCGCTGTCTGTGCTGGCGGGGCGGCGATCCTCATGCACTTGTCGGCATAGAAGTGCATCGACAGCCGATCAAACAACGGGCCTAGTTTCTCGTGCATGACGATGGCTTGAGGCATCGGCGGGAAAACGAACTGCACAGCCTCCGCACCCTGCGCCACATTGGCAGCTTCCCACTTGGCACCTTTGACGGATAGAGCCCACTGTGCGACGGCCTCGCCAATCTGGCGGTCTGCCTCTTTATCGGCTTCACTCAACTTGTCGTAAGGCGCGAGCCATGACGGCTTCGGGTTCGGCTGCTGCTTCGCCCATTTAACCCACGCTTCGCGCACGATCTGGCCGAGAAAATCGCGGGTGATGATCGGAGCATCCGATGGTGCGGCAAGGTTACGCGATGCGCTACGTGCAAGGAATCTAAGAGAGTCCAATCGGTGTGAAGCCTTGGTTGCGGACTCTTCCTCACTTGCGGCGGCCCATTTATCAAACTCTTCCGCCGAAGAAAAGCGACGACGCTCCGCGCTCTCTGCGAGCTTGGAGAAAGCATGCGGAGTTTCAAGCGGACCGTTAATGCTCGCTACTGAATTTGCGACCATCGCGCGCGCCATTGCTTCGGTTACCGCCTCCGCACCTTGCGCCACATTGGCGGGGAGCGCTCGATCTCCGCAGCATCGCTCATCGAACATCCATTTCGGGCATTTTGTGCACACGCCCGTCTGTGCGCCGGTCTTACGCGTCTCGTGAAACGCCAGTGCATAGTCCCGCATTTGATCCATCGTGTAGCGCGCCGCACTATCGTCTTGCGCCACATTGGCGGAAGTTGATGCGGCGCGGGCTTGCCAAACTTCCCATTGGTCTTGCACGTTCTGGCGGCAGTACTCGCCAAACTTCTCGCATCCCGGAACATCGCGGCGATACATATAATCTTCGCCGCGTGAACGCATAAGCGCTTCGAACGCCCCGCGCTCGTCCTGCTCGACCGATGGCGCGGCATGGGCGTGAATGCCTGCAAACACTGCGCCGCAGTCAACGCATAGATAGCCGGACTTCACTATCTCATTCCGTGCATCCACAATGCGGTGCGCGCAGGCAGGCTTGCTTGCTTCACTGGCGAGAGGGGCGGCGACCGTTCCAAATCCGTCGCACATATCACATTTGTACGGCTCATATTCGGCTGCTCCTTTGCCGTCCGTGTGGAATCTGCCGCCATGCGACCCCGTTCCGTTGCAGTTCAGGCATTTTTCTTTAGCCGCCTCTTTGTTGATAGCGGCAGGCTGGCGGGCGTCATCTTCAAACGTCAGCGCGTCCTCAATCTCAGAGGCAAGGCGGTACTGGCAATCGGACGCGTGGTATTTGACTTCATTGGTTTTCGTCATGCAAGTACAGCCACCTACCTGCAAACGAAGCAAAACTGCGCGGTGGTGTCGGTTCATCAGCATCATTTCTTTTCCCCGTTAGATGCGGCGAGAAGGGCGCGGACTGCCTCGCCGTATGCGTTCGCATATCCCTGCATCTGGTGTTCGGTGAAGTACGCGTGACCGGCGACATGCGCGAATGACTCGGGAAATGCGGGAAGCGGTGGCCATTTGAAATCGGCCGTGGATGGCGCCACCGCACGCGCATGGAGGTCGGCGATAAAATCGGCCACTTCCATCTCGTCCGGGCATCCTGCATCGGCGCATGCGATGCCGATTCGCTCCAATTCGCGATTTACGATGCCGAGCGAAGAGCGCATTTGATCGCCGTAGCAATCGAGCGAGTTGCCGTCGAAGCCAATAAGCAGGTAGGCGTGCTCAGCAGCCTTCTGACCCGCCGGACTATCTTCGCCCGCAATGGCTGGCATCCAGTAGAACAGCGCTTTCTGCAACTCGCGCACGAGCGACAGGTCGTCATTCGCCACAGTCGCGGCTACGCGAGGGAGCGGCGAGGCGCATGCAATTACGTGACGAAGGCGATTCAGCTCCTGAACGAACGGGACTAGATTGCGATCGGCTCTCCCGTTGTCGCAATAAAAATCCCATGTCTTGACTACGTTGCGCATTACCGATAGCGCGTCGTTGTCAATCTCTGTTGCTAGCGCCAGAGATTCAGGTTGAATTCGCGTCGTATCGAAGCCGCAGTGAGAGCACTCAGCAAATTGCAGCGCAGCATGGCATTGCGGGCAATCAATCAGCTCTCCCGCCTCTTGCGCTCCGCCAGCAGCTATCGCGGCGCGGGATGCTATATGCTCGATAAGAGACAGCTGATCGCGCTTCCAGTCGCGTTCATCGTGTACGTATCCGAATCGCTCGCACAGCAATCGGTGAAAGTTTTTGAAGTCGGCGTCTGCCTGCGGGGTGGGAGTGACGAGAGCGGCAAGTAATGCATCCGAGCAAGCCTTGTAGTGCTCGATGTTCGGCAGAGAATAGTCGCGCTCAAGTGCACGCGCTGCCAGTGCGTGTCGATTAATCAGAGTTGCCGCATCGCTCGCTGCGCCTGTATTCATGGTGATTGTCATAATTGGTCTCTCTATGCGGCAGCTTGTGAAAGAAGGTCGCCGCCCCATTGGGTTCCCATTGCGGTTGCGATACCGTCAAATGTTTTCGACCTTTCGCGGGCGCGATCGGGTCCTGGCGCCATCTTGTGGATGCGATCGGCGGGCTTCGTGCCAATCGGCAGTCCAAGCGCTTCGCGACATTCTTCGATGGACGAGTAGGCCGGCGTGAGTGGAGGCAACTCCTCCAGCCATAGACATGTCGTTTTCGTCTCGAAATGTCCGAACATCCACGGCTGGATTATTTGGTCAGGCTTTCTGAACAGCGACGACATAACGGAAACTGGTTGTTCAAAGCAGCGGCGCTTTATGTGACTCGAACGTCGCCATAGGTTCATGAAGAACGCCACGCCGGCTGCCTGCCTGCCGTCCATCCATTTCTCTGCGAAGTGCCGGGCGCCGCTTACCGATGTGTGCGTGCAGGGCGGATGGAAAATCGCTAGGTCCCACGGATAGTCGATCACGTCGAAGATGTCGCCGCGGTAGTGTGGTCCGTCTTTGCGCGATGGCTGAAGGTCGCACGAGAGAACCTTGTGCCCGAGAGAGGCGAAAGCATCGCGCACGGTTCCTGATTCTTCGCATCCGATTAAGATTTGCATGTCTATGCCGGTAACGTAGTGGGTCAGGCGTATCTTTTAAAAAGAAGCCGTCATGCGGACCGGCTTAAACACGCCGCGCTGTCTGCGCGGTTCGGGGATGAGGTAAAAAAGACCCTGCCGAAGCCGGGCCAACAACGCCCCACGAGCCGGGGACCGTTAGGCTCGTGGTTCTCAAGAGGGGCGCACCACTCCGCCAATCGGCGGGAGATTCGCGCCGGATGTTCCGGCTTCATCCCATGGGCGAGTGGTGCGTGGCTTGCTAGAACGGCACGTCGTCGTTCATGTCTTCGAATCCGCCTCCAGCCGGCGCACGTTGCGGAGCCGGTCGCTGTTGCGGCTTAGGCGTGGGCGCCGGGGCTTGCTGCTGTGGCTGACCGCCACCCGCGAGGTCGATCGCAGTGATGCGCCCAGCGAGCTTTACGCCTTCCGTCCCGTCAGCCTTCCTGAAGGTCTCGACGTGCGCATCTTCCAGTGCGACAGTCACAAGCGATCCCTTGGTGAGATACGGTGCGAGGACTTCGGCGCGCTTGCCCCACAAAGCCCCGTCGACCCACTGCGTAGGCTTCTTGCCGTCGTCTCCCTTGCGACCGTAGTTGAACGCCAGCGATACGCTTGCGACGGCATCGCCGCCCGTTGTGTTGCGCACTTCGACATCGCGGCCAATGCGGGCCAATCCGAAAATTTGAATCATGTTTCGCTCTTGTGTAAGTGAATCAGGCGGCCATCGCCGCAATCTGTTTGTGGGTGGCGTCGACTTCGAAAAGGAACTGACGCAGTTCGGCCTCGTACTCTTTGATCAGCGCTTCGTCGCGCTCCCAACGGAACACGAACAATTGGAGTTTCTCCGGCATTTCTGGATCGAACGACACGAAGTCGACAAACTCAGCGCCGGTTATCAGCATGTTGTGCAGAACCTGTTTGACGTAGGTCGGCGGTACGCGCTGTTCGGTCAGGTATTTGAAGTGCGTCTTTGTCTTCGGGCACTTCGCCTCCCAGATCCCGAACTTGCCAGCGTCTTCTAGAAACCCGTCAACCGAGCATCCGGCCATCATGTCTTCTCGATAGACAAACGGACTTTCCTGAACCGTGATGCCCGTCTGAATCTCGTACCGCATCCGGGCGAAAGGCTCGCGTTCCTGTCCTCGCTCGGTGTCTGCCGTCGAAAACTCGTCACCGCACGGCTTGCAGAGAAGTCGTTCAAGCGCGAGTTGGACACGGTAGTCGGCGCGCGTGGCCGCCTCGCCAGACTTGACCTTGGCCGTCACGCAGTCAGCTTTCGAGCCGGTTGCCCGGCCGGCGCGATCGGCCAGCCACTCGGGCGTGTTCTGCGGATGCTCCGAGACGATGAAATTCCGCTTCATTGCGCGCTCCTTTCGAGTTCGGTCTTTTTCTTGTCGGCCATCGACTTGAACTGGTTCCACCCCTTGACGTCGCCAACTGCTTCAAATGCGGCGCCAGCCAATGCACGAATACGGCGCACTTCATCGACGGTTTTTGCGTCGACCAACTGGCTTTCGTACTTCATGAAAGTTTCGTCGCCGCTAGGCTTCTGCTCCTTCCCGTTGCCGTCGTCATCGTCCATCTGCTCGGACAGTCCGGTAATTGCCTTAAGCGTGTAGCGCTCAAGGTAGGTCTTCGTACTGGCGCGCGCCTGTATGGCGTTCTTTGCCCCGCCCGCATCCGGCGGCCCACCCATCGACACACTTTCCTCGTGGCCGTTGACGTGGCGCAGGTAGCATGTCACCTGCATCCAGTCCTTCTCATCCATCGTCAACTTCCACGACGACGACAGACCATGTTTCGAGAGTGCCGGCGTTACCGCATTCACCACGTCATGCAACTCGGCGTAGCTCTTTCCCTTCAGCGGGCCATCCGTCACCTTGCGACCCTTCAGGATCGTGACGGCCTCCGCCTTGAAAGCGGAAAATGCGGCATCGAAGGCGCGTTTCGCCTCCTTCGCTTCCCATTGCGTTTGCAGTGCCATCAGGCGCTCAAGCTTGTCCAGGTCGGCGCCACTCTCGACGGCAATCCGCAGAAGATCGGCCGGCGTAGCCGATGCTGCAAGGGCTCGTGTCTGCTGTACTGCTGGCGGCTTCGCCGCGGGCGCTGCCAGTTCAACCTCTGTGATGTCTGCCATGGTTGCGGTTTGCATACTTGCTCCAGTTAGTTAGCGGCGACGTTCGCGGCGGCAAAATGCTCATCTGCTGCGGCGTAGTCGAATTTCTTCATCCATTCCATGACGTCGCCAATTTCGACGGCGTAGTGATTCGCCAGCGTTTCAACAATCTCGACGTCGCCGGGTCCGTTGATAGCGAACTGTTCGCGTTCGCGGCGTGCCTTCTCGCGGGCTTCGGCCTCAGCGGCCTCGCGTGCTTCGCGGTCACGGCGCGTCTGCTCGGCGGCTTCGGCTTCACGCTTGGCCCGCGCCTCCGCCTCAATGGCCGCCTGACGCTCGCGTTCGATGCGCTCCTGCTCTGCCCTTGCCGCATCGATTGCTGCCTGCTGGCGGGCGATCTCGGCACGCTGCTCGGCCAACTTCGCCTCTTCCGCTTCGCGCTGCCGGCGCAACTCGGTTTCGTGTGCCTCGCGCTCGGCCCGCAGTCGGGCTTCCTCTGCCTGCCGCGCTTCGCGGGCTTTACGCTCTTCCTCAGCCCTCGCTGCCGCAGCGATCCGCTCCCGCTCGGCGGCTTCGGCGCGTTCGCGTTCGAGCTGGGCGCGTTCCTCCGCGATGCGGGCTTGCTCAGCTTCGTGATCCTTCTGCGCCTTAAACATCTCCCACAGCTTGTGGATCGCGGCGAGCTTCGCAACTTCCGCTTCGCCGGAAAACTCCTGATGACTCTCCAGCGTGATCTCAACCGCCTCCAGCCCCTCAATCGCTGTCGCGATGGTTGCCGACTGCTTGCCGACCAGCATCGCGGGGATGGACTGCATTTCAGCGATGCGCTTGCGAATGCCGTCAACTCGTTCTTTCTCGGCAGCGGCTTTGGCAGCTTTCTCGCGTTCGATCTCCGCATCCCACGCGTCGCGAAGAGCCTGCAACCGCGCCTCTTCCGGCTCTGCGAGTGCCACAAGGCGCTTTTCTTCGGCGATCACGGCCTTTGAAAACGCCGTTGCGTCCTCGCGTGCCGCCTTCGCTGCCTTCTCGATCGCGACCCGGGTGTTCTTGAGGGTCATCATTGCGCCGTGGCACTGCTCACGCCCGTCTTTGTTCTTTACCTCGGTGATCGTCACGGTCTTGGCAACCAGGTCGCGGATTTCCTGCTCGTACTTCGGTGCGCCCAGCGCGACCGATGCGCGCTCGGGCACGGTCAAATCTTTGGACTCGCTCATGCGAACTCCTCTTGTTTTGGTGCACCCTTGTATTGGGGCTTAGGTGGGTACGCTGGCGGCTCGATCACATTTGCGAGCAGCAACTTCCAGTTAGCGGCGGTATTCAGAAACGCTGGCCCATCCGGCCCGTCGAACTGATCGCGGGGAGTCGTCATGACCGTTCGTGAGTCAATCACGTCGCACGGCACGGCGATGCTGCATCCCGAGTTGTAATATCCAAGATGCGCGCGCACCGTCTCTTCCGGATACCTCCCCGCGTTCGGCGTCCTGAAGCAATATCCCCTGTCGTTCGGTTTCCAGAGGGTGACGTACCGGTCAGTGCGCCGCGTGTGTTTCAGGCTGATCACGTAGTAGTCGCTCATGCCGCCTCCGCTAGCTTGCTTGCAGGCCACGCCTTGACGGTCTGCACAGCGTTCGACCAGCGAGCATCCTCATAACCGCGCTCAAATTCGCGTATAGCCCAAATCGGCACGTTCGAATCGATTCGGCAGCCGTGGTGGTTGACGAACATGCGCCACCCTAGTGAATAGAACCAGCGCTTGCCGGCGAGCGGTTTCATCGCGTCCACTCCCCGTAAGGCACGGCGCGTCGCTGAACCCGATTGGCCGGGTGCAGCAGATACTTCGTACCCAGCGCCTCAATCGCCCGCTTGCGCTTGGCTTCGGGGCTGTTGTCGGCCTGCTCGCTCATCTGGCGAAGCATTTCCTTGCGCTGCGTTTCGTTGTAGTCGGTCATGTCAGGCTCCCAGTAGCTGTTTGAGTACAAGTCCCGCGATCGCCACTACAGAGCCAGCCGTGGCCCACATGAGGATCTCGGCTTGCTTTTCGCGCTGCTCCTCGTCGTACTTTGCGTATGCAGCGTCGGAAATCAGTGTTGTGCAGCCGTCGTGCACTTCGTAGGTGGCGCTCATGATTCCTCCTCCTCTTCTTCCGGCTGCTCGTCCAAGACTTCTGTTTCGCAACGCGGGCAGACATCTCGAATGTCTTTGTGGACTTCCTTGCTGCCCCAGTACTCATAAGCGCCTATGCCGAAATCCATGCGCTTTGCTTCGACATTGCATGCGCATTCCGGGCAGTAGCCATACTTAGTGTCGGGCTCATAGTCCGGCTTGTATTCGTCATAGTCGCGTAGGGGCGAAAACTGCCGGTAGATTTCGGCATTGTGAAATTTGCCCATCTCAATCTCCCTGCTGTGCTTTTGTTTGCCTGCGACGATTCGCTTCGCCAATCTTCGCTCGGTGTTCTGGCGTCAACGTCTTGCCCGAATTGAACGCGGACAGCTTGGACCGGTGTTCGTCCGATTTGGGGATGCCGCGCATTGAGGCGGCCGATTTCTCTCGGTACTCAGGCGACAAGTACCGCTCCTTCGCCCTTGCGGCAATCTTTGCCCGCGTCTCGGGACTCATTGGGCCTCGCTTCTTGCCCAACTTGGCTGATGCCAGCTTCGCGCGTGTTTCTTCCGATGCCACGATGCCTTTAGTGCTGCCCGCCGTTGGCGATGAGTTGAAAGCAGGCTTGTATGCGTCAATTGCTCGCTGTTCGTAGAACAACAGTTGACTCTTGTCGCATATCAGAAGAATTTCAAACCGGAGGGCATCTAGGCCAGCCCGATTAGATTCGTCCTGCATCGACTTCGACCGGTGATTGCCGCAGCGGAGCATTGTTTGATGACCTAGCCACCGCTTCCATATGTTTTCGCTGCTTCCGATATAGCAATCGCCGCTGGCAGCGGTGATTCTGTACACGCCACTTGCGTTTCTTGCGATGTGTTCGTGGCTCATATTCGTTGTCCTAATCTGTAAGGTGATTGCCCTGGCGAGTAGCGGGCCGGTCCCCGGTTATCCGGCGTTCTTGCAGTGGGAATCCGCTACTCGTCAGGGCGCCGTCTCTCCGGCTGTCACACCGCTCCTTACGCCCACTACAGGCCCGGCAGGTGTCGCGTTGAGTTCTTGCCCGCTTCTCACGGGCAGCGGCTTATAGCTGCTCAGAGCGGCCGTCGCTTAACCTGAATCAGTCAGCGGGCAACAGACGCTCGAGAAACTTCGCGAACGCCGCCTCATCCCTATCCCGCTGCTGCCGCATCTGCTCATCGACCCATGCGCGGGTGAATTCAACCCACTCGTCAAGTGCGGTTTTCATGGCTGAGTCCTCCATTGACGAGACTTGCGCTCACGCTCGCTACGTCGCTCATCGGCCCCGCGCACAAAAAGAATGAGCGCGATGTCCAAGGCTGCGATCAGTGCGATCCAGTGGTAGATATTCATAGTCGCCTCACTGAATGCAAATCTGGCTGTAGTCAACACTGCGGACCAGTATCGAGTTGACGTACTGGTCGTAGTGATTGGCAAAGCGCAGGATGTAGTTTGAGATTCTCGGAGCAAAGGCCCGAAATTCGTAGTCGCTGTAGAGCATGGCTATTCCTCGTCCGCATCAATCGCCGCAAGAAGATCGCGGTCATCCTCAGCAAGCTCGAAGTCGCTGCCGCCGTTGCGCATGATCTGAATCCCTGCCATTGCCGCGGAGTGGGACGAAAAATTGCCCAGCCACCTGTCGCCTGCATAGAGGCGGCCATCGACGATCGTCATGTCTTGTTGCCAGTTCATGATTGGCCTCGGGCGCGAAGCATGGCGTCGGCCATCCGGTAGGCCAGCAATGCGCAGTCATAGTCGTTCAGTGGCTTGTGATCGTTCCACACGACTGGCATCAGCTTCGCCGCAAAGTAGTCACGCAGCGTCATGCCGGGCTCGGGCTGATAAATCATCGAATCCCTGATCTGCTCGTCGCACGGAAACGCTGGCCCACCGTCTTTGATTTCGTTCATGATTAACTCCTATGCTGCGGGGAGGTCAGGCGGCTTTCGCAAAAGTCCGCACAACGACAGTCTTTTCTTCCTCGGTCACGCTGAGGGCATACGCAACATCCATCCAATCGACTGCCTCAGGCTCGCCATGCTTGCCGCCTCCGTACCAGTAGGTCCAGCCGACCCACGATCCATCGAAGTATCGCGACGCGACGGCCTTTGACTCATAGTGGCGTGACCATTCACACGGCAATTTCGTCTCTACCTCGCCGCAACGAACCTCATTGATTGCATCCCAGATGCTGCCGTCGTCGTTGCCGTAGACATCGGTGTAGAGCGCGTCGATGTTGTCGGCCGTCACGCTCTCAGGTACGCGGGGCGCGCAATCGTACAGATCGGCATAGCGCGCGAGAATCATGTGCTTGATCTTTTGCTCGGGTGTCATGGCTGCTCCACAAAAATAGTTGTACTAATCGCCATCATGTGAGAATCACCTAACCGCCGCCGACTCTGGGAATCGGACGCGGCTAGGGGACTCGATTTGCAGTGTTCAGGTCGTGGCGACTGGACCGTCGGTGTATCCCACCGATATTCTTTCCGCGTCTTAGGGCGGCCTTAGTATCGTCAGCACGCCATCCAATCGCCACGCCTCAAAACTGCTGAGGGGCCAGTTTTGCTATCACCACTTCCCCGCTATCCAGCCGGCCAAAGCTCGCGGGTGTAGGCTGTCATCGACTCGCCCATGCGCCGGCAGCCAGGTACATGGGGTCATAGTCCGCTCTCACGGGGGTATTCAGTGCCGGTCTATTCCCGGCTGTCACCATCGCAATTTCGCACTATTGCTTCCCGATCCTCCATCTAGGCCTGCGCAGGTCACAGATTCTCGAGTCATGCTGGGTTTCGATAGATTCCCTCTGCCCGGTACTGCAATTCGTGCCGGTTCTCGTACCGGCAAACGCTTGAGTCGCGCTACCAACCCAAGATCGTGGCCTTATCCGCAGGCAGCTACCCCAACTCAAGGCGCGGAGATCATGTCTTTATTACTCGTCGATCAGCGAGTCGCACACACCGACAGGGTTTGTTGCCCGTCTACCTGGGTGCAATTTCGGTGCAGTGTTCAGAAGAACGCACTACGCTATGCATGGAAGCTCTCTACTGGTGTTTCCGGAATCTTTAAACCGCGCCGCAGATATACCGCAACGGGGTACAGGGATATGATCTATGCGCTATCAGGCGCTGTCTCACCGAGTCATCCGGCCTTACGCCGAGTTACTTTGCAGGGAATGCAATGCGCTCATCTGAAAACTGCAGTGCTTCGTGAATGGCGCTGTGGCTGGTGCTATGGTCCAGCTGGTATCGAGGGCGTTGGAGTCGATTCCCGTCCCTGCGTTGAGGTTGCAAGCCCACAGAGCCTCTACTACGGCAGCGCTTACGGAGCGGCAGCATTTACGCTCGTCACAACGCCATTCACGAAAAACTGCGACACGCGGCGCTGACTACTCCCGGCCTTGCCGGCTCCAGCTGCCGCGTGGTTTCCTACTCAATCACCCTGCCGTTCTATAGCGCCATCTGGGAGCCAGGCGGCAGAGTGATAGGCCCCGATCTTTTCAGCGGTAGGGCGTTGGGCGCTCCCTTACGGGTATCCCTTCTAGTCAGGTTAAAGATCGTTTGCACTACCGGCTAGCTCCATGCTGTCGCCGTACTTGCTTCTACTGCGGTAAGTCGCATTAGTCAGCGGCCTCATTGAAACCGCTGAGTACTGCCCTTGCCGTGCCACTCCTTGCCAGGCCTGTCCCTAACATGCCCCGCCGCGCAACGAAATCTATTTCCAGCTATCGATCACAAACTTTCCGAACACGCCTCGGAAGGTGCCAAGGCCGATAGCCAATCCGCCCTCCTCAACCAGATTGCGAATCTCTTGCTCCTTGATCTCCTTGTTCGGGTAGATGTCGAGCGTGAACTCGATCGACCACGGAAGCGGTAGGACCGGGCGCTCCTTGGGGTTCGGAATGCCCTTGTCGAGTCGGGCCACCGCGCGATGCAGGTAGATGCCGCTCAGTTCGTCGCGTTCGTCGCCGAACTTGCCCACGCGGATCGGCGCTGCATCACGCACGAACGTAATGTAGTTCGGGTTGCTCGCGTGGCCGCTGATCGTCGTGAAGCTCAGACATGCGTTCGCGATGTCCTTATAGGCCCGCTTGTCCCTCAGCCGCTTCGGCGCCGAGTTCGTGTTGTGCGCCGTTAGAAACGACACAATATTGGTGCTGGGCAGAGCTAGGATATCGGTACCTGGCATCTGGTAAATCTTCTGGTGCCACTCCAGCTTTGTCTTGTTGTCGCCCGCGTAGCGGTCGAACATGATGTCGCGGATGCCCTTCAGAACGACGGTCCGAGAAATCTTCTCGAGTCTCGTGTCCGATGAAGTCGTTACGGTCATTGCTATTCCCCATGTTTGAAAAACCCTCGCCTAGCTTCGCCATTCCTGGCCCATCCGCGCATCGCCGGGCTCTGCCGCGCCGAGCCGTTCCGGGCCTGGCCGTTCCGCACCGTGTGATGTGCTTCGAAGTGATTTCATTATGCGTCAGAGAATAGCCAAATGCAATGCTTGCGTGCATAGCTATGCGTTGAGTTATTTTAATCGCTATAGATTTTCGATAGGAGCTATGCTTACAGGCGTAAAAAAGCCCCGACTATGCGGGGCTCATTGCGATGCGGAGGGGATTGTTACCGGCCAGCTGGGCCGGCGCCAGATCGATAGATGTACTCGCCGACGATGTGAACTGATTCCATCTGTTCGGGCGTCACTTCGACGTCCGGGTGAGTCGGATTGTACGAATGCAGGACGAGCGTCCCGCCGGGCTTCTTGAATACCTGCTTCACGAGCGCCTCATCCTCGAGGTAGATCGCATACACGTTACCGTCTCGAATGTGCGTGCGGCTCGTGTCAATCATGAAAACGTCGCGATTAAACAGAAAGGGCTCCATGCTCTGCCCGCGAACAACCAGGAGCTTGCAGTCCTTTGGGTTGCTTCCCATTTCACGAAAGAATGACTTGTTGAACGGAAGCGCCTTCTTTTCTCGTACTTCCCACTGAATCACGCCTGTCCCCGCTGAGAAATGATAGTCGAACCTGTCAATCCAGACCCTCTCATCGTCTGGCTCCAAGTCGTCTTCATTCTCCCAAACTGTGACATTCCCTTTATGCGGATCAAGGGCATGTTTTGGCTTCTTTTCAGCGCTTACACCATTAGGGTCGATCCCCTTCGTTAAGTGCTCGACTGTCACATCCAAAGCAACGGCTAATTTGCGCAGAGTTTCAAGGTCGGGGTTCTCGGTGACTCCTTGGAGTATCCGGTTGATGGCGGCCTGACTTACTCCCGAAAGCCGCGCTAAGGCGCTCTGGCTTGGGATTCCCCGAATCTGCATCAGGCGGTCTAGTTGGTTTGCGATCTTCATGGCGGCGAATATACACGTGCGTATAGGTCGAGAAAACTGTCTATGCACATAGCGCTATTCTCTGCTTGATAAGCTATGCGTTGTGGAATAGAATGAAAAACATGATGAAGACCTGCCACGAAATGCTCGTAGAGATCAAGGCCGCCACCGGGCTCGGCGAAATCGCGCTTGCTAAGCGACTTGACATCTCCCAACCCACGGTCAATCGAATCCTGAACAAACAGGTCGACTGCAAGGGCACGACACTTATGGCGATTCTGCGCCTTCATGAGGAAATTTTCAGCGGAGGGTCTGTTGACTCTCAGGCTGCTAGCGACGACGCCCAGCCACCGACCGGCGAGCGCGATTCTTCGGGCGAAGATGGTCAAGGCGGCCAATAGCAGCGTTTCTAACATAAGCGGATTCACCAAGCATGGAGCGGATTTCATGGATTGCAGAGCCTGATACGGCGGCTCGAACTGTCGCCATTTTCTCCGATATGGACCGTCAACGCCTCGCAAGGGGCGCAAACCACAGGAAAGGTGAACGACATGCAAAGTGAAATGACCGTGCAGAGTGCAGTGCAGGAAGTTAAGGCAGCCCCTAGTGAGTTGGTGAAGATGTGCGACGACGAGTTGGACGCTGTGCGTCTTTGCATTCAGTTGTCGAAGTTCACTCAGGATTTCATTGGTAAGCGATTGTCGATCGACAAGGGATATATGACGCGTTTGTTGCAAGGCAATGCAGGCGCCTTGATGCAGAAGCGAATCGCGCTGATGAGGCTGTGCGGAACGTACGCGCCGGTTCAGTTCGAATGTGCTGAGTTGGGACTTGTTCCTGTGCCGGCAGATGAATACGAGCGCCTGGTCGCAGCTGCCGCTCAACTGGAATCCGTCAAGATGAACGGGACAAGGAAAGCATCATGAAGGCCTTCATCTTCGCCTCAATGGTCGCCCTACTTGCCACCCTGCTCTGCGTAACTGTTATCGACTTCATCCAGTGGTACTCGGCTATGGGGATTGTGCGATGAACTCACCGCGGCGGCTCTCGAGGGCCGAATCTCGCATCGCAAGGGCGATCAGTTCCATGAAACTGCCCGCCGACGTCTTCCCGATTGCTGATCCTGACCTTGCGGCCTTGTCTGAGCTGCTGCACCGCATGACTGTGTGTCAGGAAGACACGCCGGCTACGCGCATGGCGGGTGAGGCGATTAGAAGACTGCGGGCCTTTTTGATGAAGGGGAATTGAATGGCTTGGGGGTTCGTCTATGTGCTGGGCAACGATTCAATGCCCGGCATTTACAAAATTGGCATGACGGAGAAGGCGCCGCAGGAGAGGCTTGAACAGCTCTCGTCAGCGACGTCTGTTCCGGAGGCGTTCAACATGATTTTCTTCGCGCAGGTGAAGAACGCATTGAAGGTCGAGCAGGAAATGCATCGCTATTTCGAAGACTACAGAGTCAACGATAGTCGCGAATTCTTTCGGGCGCCGATCAGGGAGTTGCGGGACTACATCGACAGGATCGTCGAGCCGTGGCTTATCTACGACCACATGTACAACTATGAACTGTATCTGCAGGAGCAGCAAGAAAAGGCGGATCACCGTCGATCGCTGATAGAGCATTTCGTCAATCAGTGCCACGACCCGATCCATTGGGATTCCCGCCGTGGATTCAGAGGCTTCGAATAAGGCGGCTACGTGCAAGAAGCGTCTCCGCAACTCGAAAACGGGTATACGAGGCTCGCCAACGAGCTTCTGGACGCACTCATCAACGCAGGTTTGACATCGAGGCAATGGGCGGTATTTATGGCAATTGTTCGCAAAACGTATGGCTTCAACAAAAAGGCTGATGACATCGGCCTGAGCCAACTCGCGAATATGACCGGCATTGCCAAGGCGCATGTCAGCGTAGCAGTCCGCGAACTTGAGTCGCGTCGGATTATCACCAGAGAGGCGGGACATTTTGGTCATCGCCTTGGCATCAACAAAAACCATCGCGCGTGGAAAGAGGTTACCAAATCAGTAACCCCTAAACAAGACGTGGTGGGCGATTCCACAGATGGCGCTGCTCCGTCGCATCAATTGCCAGGGGTTACCGAATCAGTAACCCCTGAGACCCTCGACGAGGGTTCCCAAATCAGTAACCCCCCTGTTACCGAAGAAGTAACCCCCCCGGTTACCGAATCAGTAACCACAAAAGACAACCCTTCAAAAGACAACCAACAAAAGACAGAAACCTTCCCGCGATCGCTTCGCGAACGCTTTGATATTTTCTGGAAGGCATACCCGAGAAAAGAGGAAAAGAAGGAAGCACGCGCCCTTTTTGAAAAACTCAATCCTGATGACGATCTGCTCGCGCAAATCCTGAGGGCGGTCGAGACGGCGAAGAGGAGCCAGCAATGGAAGGTGCGTCGATTCATCAAGCAGCCGCCCGTCTGGTTGCGCGGCGAATGCTGGACGGACGAGTTGACGGTCGAATTCACCCCGGCGCAGATCGCTGTCATTGATGCGTACAACGCCGCCCTCGGCGAAATGCTCGGCGAAATCGACGCAAGTGTGTTCACCGAAGACCGCGCCGGCGCGATCGATGATTTTCTGGGTTTTAGACCCAAAGACCCGACATTCTGGCAGCGCTACTTCCCGTGGGTGGCTAAGGACGTCGATATGCCGCCCAGAAGTGGATTTGATTATCTGATTAGCAGAGACGGTTATTCGAAAGTCTCTGGAGGTCAATTCATGAAGGAAAAACAATGAACGCACCAGACAGAATTCCCGAAAACCTAGCCGTACCTCCGCACAGCCAGGAGGCCGAGCAATCCGTCCTCGGCGCGCTTCTCATCGACAACGATGCGATTGACCGCATCCCGGAGCTGCGCGCGGACCAGTTCTATCGCTATGACCATCGGATCATCTTCGAGTGCATCGCACGGATGATCATGGCTGGCCGCAATGCCGATGTCGTTACTGTCTACGAGGCGTTGGGCACCGCTGGCAAGGTTGATCAGATTGGCGGTCTGCCCTACCTCAACGCACTGGCGCAGAACGTGCCTGGCAGCGCCGGCATCCGCCGATACGCGGAGATTGTAATCGAGCGTGCTCAACTCCGTGGCGTCCTGTGCGCCGTTGACGAGATCGGTGCAATGGTCCATAACCGCGCCGGCAAGACAGCCGCCGAAATCATCGCCGAGGCGCAGGCTCGTTTTGAGCCATTGGCCGAGGCGCGCAGTTTTGAGCCGAAAGAAGTCGGCCCAATCCTGACGAGCATTGTCGAGGAAATCGACGCCCGCTATCACGGCGCTGAGCTTCCCGTTGTGTCGACCGGGTTTCGCGATCTGGATGCCAAACTCGGCGGCGGCCTGCGCGGCTCCGAGCTGGTCGTCGTAGCTGGTCGACCTTCGATGGGCAAGACCGCCTTCTCGATGGCGATCGCCGGCAACGTTGCGCAGGAAGGCGGATCAGTTCTGGTGTTCTCACTCGAGATGTCCGGCAAGTCCCTGCATCAACGAAATATCGCACGTGTCGGCGGCATCCGTCTGGATCACGTGCTAGACGGGAAGAAGATCGTCGAGGAAGACTGGCCCCGGCTTACTCACGCAGTCCAGGTCATGTCCGAAATGCAGATGTTGGTCGACGATCAATCAGGCCTGTCGCTCGCGGAAATAGTGAGTCGTAGCCGGAACGTCAAGAGGCGTTCGGGATTGGACCTGATTCTGGTCGACTACATCGGCTTGATGACTGGAGGTACGGAAGAGCGACAAGACTTGAAGATAGGCAGCTATTCGGCTGGCCTGAAGGGCCTTGCCAAGCAACTCGATGTGCCCGTGATCGCTCTTGCTCAGCTTAACCGCGGTGTCGAGCAACGACCGAACAAGCGGCCAAACATGGGTGATCTGCGCGACTCCGGGGCCATCGAACAGGACGCCGACATCATTCTCATGCTTTACCGCGATGAGGTGTACAACCCGGATTCTCCTGACCGCGGCACGGCGGAAATCATCGTCGGCAAGCAGCGCAACGGGGAAACAGGCCCGGTTCGGCTCGCCTTCGCTGGCGAGTATCAGCGGTTTGCAGACCTTGCGCCAGGGTACGTCAGAAGCGAACAGCCGGAGCGGCAAAGAGCGCGCAGGGGATTCGAATGACTCCCGACCAACTGGCAGAAGTACTCGAAGAAATCGCCGCTTGGCCTCTTGAAGAGCGCCGAGCTTACATAGCTAACCTCTCGATGACAAATCCCGAGGAAGCGCAGCAGGTAAAGGAAGGGCTCACTAAATTGTGGGCTGAGAGAAAGGGTTAAGGGGAAAGCAATCATGGGAAGAGTTACGAAGCATCAAGTAAGTACGACTAAGCGTCGTGCATGGTCGACGGATGATCTGGCTACGTTGGACCGCGAATATCCGACGACTCACACGCCGACGCTGGCGTCTCGTCTCGGTCGCACTGATCGAGCCATCTACATGATGGCTGGCATGCGGGGCCTGAAGAAGACCGTCGAGTATCTGGCGACGGAAGCGGCGGGATGAATCACGCCAGAGCGCGCCGCAGCCACACAGTTCAAACCCGGCCACAAGACGTGGAACAAGGGCATGAAGGGCTGGCAGGCCGAAGGCGTTCAGGCGACCCAGTTCAAGCCAGGGCAGTCGATTAACAAGTCGCCGGTCGGAACGATTCGCACGCTGCAGGACGGATACGTCGAGATCAAGACCGCCGAGCCGAAGACGTGGGAACTGTTGCATCGCAAGGTATGGCGCGACGCCGGTAACGAGATTCCGGACGGCTACGCACTACGGTTCCGCGACGGCAACAAGCAGAACTGCGCTCTCGAGAACCTTTTTTTGCAGAGTCGAGCCGAGCTGATGGAAGCAAATTCCGTCCATCGCTATCCGCCCGAACTCAAACACGTCATGCGCCTGAGCGCAAAGCTTGCGAGGAAGATCAATGAACAACATTGACGAATTGCGCCGCCACCTGTTCGCGACGCTCGAGGCACTCGGCGACAAGGAAAAACCCATGGACATCGACCGGGCCAAGGCTATTTCCGAAGTGGCGCAAACCATCATCAATTCGGCCAAGGTAGAGGTCGAGCATTTGAAGGTAGCTGGCGGCACCGGGACTGGCTTCATGGATCGCCCTGGCATTACTCGGAGAATTTCAGCATGACCATCTCCAGCATCCCCAGAGTCCTCGAATTCCTACGGGATTATCCGAACGGTGCCTACGGATGGCAGATCGCCGCGCACCTTGAAGTAACCGACGCCAGTATCGGCCAGACGCTTCTGCTTCTCGAGACTCGCAACCGGATCAAGTTGATGTGGCAAGGCAAGTCGCGCGCGGAATCGCTATGGCGCCTGCCGACTGAGCGCGAAGGAACGACGCCGGCCGTATTCAGGGCAATGGAAACACTGTGGGCCATGCAGGAAGTGGCGCGACATCGGATGGGACAAATCATGGTTGTGGAGGTGGCGCATGCCTAAGTCGAAATCGCGTGGGAAGGCTTACAGCCCAAAATCCCGCGCCGGCCAAGTAAAACTTCGGGCGCAGCCCTGGAAGATTCATGCCGTCTTTGAGCCTGTCGAGGCAATTCTTGATGAGATCGAGCTAAGCGGCATGGTGAGCGTGACCGAGGAAGGGAAGCCAATCTTTAGCGAACTGGCGCACAACGATGTGTATGAGTTCGTGCCGTCTCTCTGCGGGCTCATCGATGCATTCGACTTGCATGCCGAGCGCAATGCTCTGCCAATCGTGACGAACGCGCTCAAAACGGTCTGCGTGAAGCTCGACAAGGGCCAAATGCTGGATCAGTTCGATCTGGCTGGCGCACGCGAGTCTATCGCAGCACTGAAGAAGCAATCCGGCGACATGGAAGCCGACTACGCTTATCGCTTGATTCGAGACATCCAGATTAAGTTTGAACTGGAAGCACAACAAGAGCGTGCGCAATTGCGGGAGGCAGCATGACTGACTATCGTCATTGGAGCGAAGAGGAAAAGCGCGCTCTTCTGGCCATTCGGAGTAGTGGCAAAGCTGTGAAGACACAACTTCATCTTCTTCCAGGAAGAAGTCTAAACAGCGTTCATCACATGCTGCGAAAACTGCCAAAAGAAAATGTGAAGCGCCCGGAGAGTTTTGCTTGGGTATGGAGCGCCATTCTCTCGTATTTAAAGGGTCATCCGAACATTACTGCGCACGAAATCAGTCGCCACGTCGGGTGTTCTTATCGCCACGCATGGCAACTTTTCAAGACCAACCATGAAAGCGATAACCGTTGCGTCTACATTTCTGATTGGGAAAAGCACGGCGTGAATCAGGTTCCAAGATGGTCGGTAGGCACTATGCCTGACGCACTGCGGCTACCTCTTCAGGCGCACGAAGAAGAACTTCGAAAAGCGCGCATGCGATATCACAAGAAGCGCGTCAAGAAAGGTGCATTCAATCCGTTCGCAGCAGCGGCAGGATTCGTGACGATTCCAGAAGGCCAACGCGGGCGTGTCTATCAGCAGAGCATGAAGCTGAGCGATTTTGAAGAAGAACTGGAGGTCGCATGAAGCGCGTAATCGGATGGCCCATAGCATGGGCGCTCTTCTGGATTGGGCATGTTCTGTCTCGCCCCCTTATCTGGTGGCATTGGGCTGATTGTCTGGCGCCAGTCCTCTACCCCGCTTACAGCCGCTGCATGCTCGCATCAAGTGACGTTCAGGATTGGGCTGGAACGAAAGGCCCTTGGGAGGCTGTATGAGCACCGAACTCAAAGAACCCTCACAGCTAGTTATCGGCCTCACCCATAAGGAAATGCTCACGTGGATGGCAGATAACGGGATCTTCTGTTCAACCGACAAGTTCACTCGCCTGCTTCAGGAAGCACAGCGCCGGGCGATTGCGGCACATAACGAAAACAATAAGGAGACGGTAGCGTGATCAAAACGACCGGGGCTGAATGGAAGGCCTTCCTCCACGATGACGCTTATTGGGGTGAATGGGCGTTCGAAGACTACTGCTACATCGTCAACGGTAACGAGCTCGGTATGGACGTGCATGAAGACACGTTCGCCGACACAGACGCAGTGAAGGTCGATGGTGGTTATGTGTGGGACCAGGCAGAAGGGTCCGAAAAGACCAGTTCCCTTAGCGCGTTTTTTAGCAAGTGGCGCAAGCAGCAATCGACCGCGTTCCTGTCGGTCGAGGTGCCGAAGGATAAGGCAGACGCGGTGCGCTCGGCAATCCTCGCTGCGGGAGGGAAGATCAAGTGATCGAAGACGTTTGCATTGTCAACGGGGAATGGGTGGCCCTCACCGATTGGTACCCGCCGAGCGTAAAGCCGGTCCGCCCCGGAAATTACCGCGCTCAGTTCTTCGACGCCGGCTGGATGTACGACTGGACCGTGTATTGGGACGACGTTCGCCAACTGTGGCTAGACCGAGAAGGCGGAAGTTCATTGATCGATCAAAACCTCACCTGGAGAGGGCAAACAGCATGACCAACTCATCCGAATACGTAGTGAAAGTCGCAGCCCTCGCCCGCAAGGTTGAGGAAGCGAGCGCGCAAGGATTCCGCACGAAGCCATCCATGGAACTGCTCTACGCCCTCGAATCCGCAATGGATGCGCTGATGTCGACAGCCACTGCGGAGTATCTGGCTAGTGAGGTGAAGGCGTGAGCGACGTTCAAGTAATCAGCGGCACCCGCAGAGCGATCAAAGAAATGGCTGACGGGACGATCCGCGTCCAGATCGACATCGATCCGACATGCCGCAGCGCGTTCTGGTCGCTGTTCCCGAGCATCGACATGCCCGTCGCAATCGCTCCGCTTGTCGCTGACTTCGAGCGTCGCGAGCCGGAACCGGAGAAGCCCAAGGGCGGCGCATTGGCAAAGCTGGCGGGCATGCTCTGCGCCGATTCCGAGTTCTGGAAGTTCCTGACGTATCAATTCTCACTTGAGGAAGCGTGCGAGAGCGATGAGGGCGCCGCCGAGGTTATCCGCGAGGTTTGCGAGATCGAGAGCCGTTCTGAACTGGATTGGCATACGGATGCGGCCGATCGGTTCCATGCGCAGATTCGCGGGCCGTGGATCAAGTGGCGTGAGCGGAGGGGGGTGTAATGCCAAGAGGGAGAAAAGCACAACCCTTGCGTGAAAGGTTTGAGCGGAAATTCATCGTGACGCCTGGGTGTTGGCTTTGGACTGCTGGGCGCAGTGGTGGCGCTGGGGGTTACGGAAAGTTCACTGTGAATGGCAAGCAGGTTGGCGCTCATTGCGTCTCTTACGAGCTTTATGTGGGGCCGATCCCACCAGGTAAGTTATTGCGACATACCTGCGATGTGCCGGGATGCGTAAATCCAGATCATCTTATTCCGGGGACGCATAAAGAGAATTCGGACGATAAATTTTCTAGAGGACGTCAAGGATGTACTCGCGTTCGCCGGAAATTGACGGACGATGAAATTCGGGCCGTTCGCGCGGCAACTGGGCCTCAACGAGCGATAGCAGAACGGTTTGGAGTCGCTCAGGCGACGGTGCATCGCATTAAATCTGGGGAGTCATGGTGGGACGTTTGATGCAGAAAACCGCCCTCCCCGTAAAGAAGGCACTGAAGCCGCGCCGTTGCAAATCCTGCGGCAACTCCTTTCAACCGATCAGCAGCATGTCCAAGGCTTGCTCCGTACCTTGCGCTCTTGATCTGGTCCGTCAGGCCAACGCTCGCAAGGAAGCCAGAGCCAAGCGCGAGGAACGTGCGGCTACTCGGGTGGCGAAGGAGAAGTTGAAGACACGCCGCGAGTGGATTGCCGAGGCACAGGTAGTCGTCAACAAGGTGGCGCGGTTGCGGGACATCTTGGCTGGTCACGGTTGCATCTCGTGCGATATCAAGCTCAATCCGAGGTTTGGCGGAGCCTTTGATGCGGGTCACTTTCGATCAGTAGGGAGTGCCCCACATCTGAGATTTTTTCTTCCAAATCTGGCGCTGCAGTGCAAAAAATGCAATCGCGACAGAGGCGGGATGCATTCGGATTTCCGCAAGGGCCTCATAAACCGGAGTGGCTTGGAGCGTGTAGAGCAGATTGAAGCCATGCAAGGCACGGCCAAATGGTCCGTGGAGTACTTGCAGCGGCTCAAGAAGGCAATGTCCCAGGCGTAG